GTACTGTTCTTCCATAAAATTCTGTTGGTTTCATATCTTCTTTGTATAAGTCAAACAAGTACCAACAACAGTTGTCCTTGCCTACACCTTTACTGCCTTCTATCCACTTAACACGACCTATTGATACAACCTTAGAACAATAAGTCATAAACAAAGCTGACTGCTTAGTGTGCATCCAATCAGCATCAAATAATAACCAAGTAGGACATATACCTAACCAATGATCTATCAGTGGATGTAGTATCTTTCTGTCCCACGGGGGATTAGTTATCATGTAGTCCATTACTCCATAACCACCAAAATCAAGATTAAGAGCATTAGAAGTAAATACGTCAGTATGTCTTGGTTCAATGTCACTAGCATATATACACTCTCCTGTACCTTGAGTTAGTTTACTTATGTGTCTTATTAAGCGTCCGTCACCAGCACAAGGCTCTACATAATCAAATGCGTAAGGTAAGTGTGCTAGTAACGGCTCTACAGCTTCTATAGGTGTTGGGTAGTAATCTCTGGGTATTCTTTCAAAGTCACTACGTTTACCCATATAACTCCTCTAACCTCTTTAACGACACAAACTCTGGCTCATACATACCATTGTCTATCTCACGTTTTATTACTACGCCCTTCCACCAATCAAGATTAGACTGACCTGCCCAACCTTCTTCAGCACCCTTAAAGCAACCTGCTACAAGTCCTATAGCTCTAGCTCCATCCTTAAACTTTAGGTCACGCTTATGACTGTGACCACAAGTAGAGCTTTTATATCTGTGACCTAACAATGTATTAGCGTGGTGTAAACCAGATACAGCAGAACCGAAGTTACCTGCTTGGAAGAAGTGAGCATAAGACACACCATCATACTCAGCTATAGATGGTCCTGAGTTTCTGTATTCGTGGTAGTCGTCGAACCAGTGGTCTGTTTGAAGATGCCCGAAGGAAATCCCGTACTTGTCTCCCTGTAGTCTGGGATCACTTTTGAGTGCCTTCTTAATCCTGTTCTCGTGGTTGCCTTCGAAGCCAATCCATCTGGGTCTTTTGTATTTTCTCTGGCTGGGCTTTTGTCTAAGCCTATCCATAGATTCGTTGTAATGTTCAATATCTTGTTCATAGCTCTGGCTGACAATAGCTTCAGGACTGCGAGTATCAAAACTATTGAGAGAGCGCATATCAGCACCATCCCCAAGGTCGATAATGTAATTGGGGTTAACATCATATATTAATTCTCCTAGCCAATCAAATCTTTCGTTACTTGTAGTCGGGTCTGCATGGGCGCAACTAAATACAACTGCTATCTTAGACATAATCATTTCCTTCGTAGGGTATATTTATAACTATAGGATCTATAGTAGATAAAAAATAGGACTGGAATTTATAGGCGGCATCAAAGTTAATAAATGGTATATCGTCTTCAAACATCTCCTTAGCTTCTACATCTTCTACACTGCACGTTAACCACCAATCACCCCTAGGGCATTGAAATGGTCCATTGATTACTCTGTGTACGTGGTAAGTTATTTGATCCATTCGTCGGGTATCCTTTTATCTGCATATAGAAAGTTATTCTTCTCGCACCACATAGCATATGTAGTCTTAGATCCTTTACGTATCTTGTTCCTACTATTACTGAACACAAACCTTATGTCAAGGTCAGGGTTTTGTTCTCTAACCTTAAGGTGTTTCTTCCTATCATCTGGAACGAACCTTCCTTTAGATTCAATTATGATACCATTGGGTAGTATAAAGTCAGGGGTGTAAGTCTTGTTCTCTACTAACTTCCAGTTTATCTTAACTGTTTCGTAGCCAAAGTCTACACCCCTGTCCTTGAGGTCTTTAGATATGACATCCTCAAGCCCAGAACGATAACCATTCTTTATAGCTTGCTGTCGGATCTTACTCTTGGTGGTTGCCATATCTCTTCCTCTTCTCTTCTAAGCCATAACAGCCTAGCGTTCTCTATTACTCTTTCCTGATTTCCATCGTAGGCTTTGACGACACAATCCCAGAGATCTTCTTCTGTCTCTGCGTCTTCTAGTATCTTCTTAGCTTTAACTGGACCAACTTTCCACAGCCCAACAATGTTATCAGCTGTATCTCCTGTTAGTATCTGAGTGTAGAAGAACTTAATTCCCCCGAAGGGTTCTACGTTAACATAGTCTCCTCTAACGATATTAAAGTGCCAACAAGGTAATTGTAGCATGTCTTTATCTATAGAGGCTACACAAGCCTTATAATCTAGTCTGGCGGCTTCTTTAGCAATGAGGTCATCTGCTTCTTCTCCTTCGCTTATTATTGCTTGGTACTTGCTTTCCATATGATCTCTAGCGGACTGCAAGTGTCTAGGTTTCTGAACGCTCTTTCGATTTCCCTTGTAGGGGTGTGACTTAGCTATGTCATGTCTGAAGTTACCTTTACCTGTAAGGTACACAACATAATCTAAACCTATCTCTGGGAATAATACGGTGCTATCTAAAATGAATTGTATGAGGTCATCAACTTTATTTCTTGTATCTTGTGACCCCATCTGTTCAGTGGAGAAGGCCGCACGATAAGCAATTATATCCCCATCGATTAAAACCTTCCCCATATCCATTTAAGTGTCACCCCACATCATCTCACCATCTTCGCACTCGAAACCTACAGACTTAACATAGGTGAAACCAAAAGCATGTGCGGCTTCAGCAAAGAGTTGAGCTAACTCGTGGGCTTCTGTAATATCGTCCCTACTCATATCAACACTTCCGCTGTAACCATCATCATCTTTTTCCATGTACGCATTAACACTTACTCTCATAACACTTCCTTATACAATAAATAGCTCATCATCTTCTGTGACAGCATTGTTTTCTTCATATGGTACATGATCTGTTATACCTACATTTAGTAGACGAACACCTGCACCTTGAGCATAAATCTCAAACTGAACTTTAGCTTTAGTGCCATTACCTAAAGCACCATCTTCAGAGAAGCTCCATAGTCTTTTCTTCTCTCTTCCTTCAGTTAAGTTTACTACTGTAGGTGCGCCACCATAGTCTATTGTTACAGGTTCGCCATTACGATCAGTAAAGTTTTTTACATCGGAGATCTTACGTTTGATCTTCATGTACTTACCTATACCAAGGTCTGCATTACCTTGCCTTATCCTATCACTATTCATAGGATGTAAGTCTAAACCCTCTTTCTCTAGGTGTCCTATTTGTGCTTCTTCAGTAAAGTAAGCATTAGTAATATACTGCCCACCTTGACTGTGTACTGCTTGCGCGGCGCGTGGTCCATCTGGACTTCCCATATCCGCATTTTCTGGAAATACTTTCGCATATTCTAGTATCATATCCATTGTGTATTTAGCCATGTCGAGTTCCTTTCGGCTGTTGGTACTTATATATAATGTCTTATTTAGACAAAGTGTGAAGTAGAAATAAAAATAAAGTTAGTGTATGTCTGCATAAG